AAGAGCATCCCTTTAGATGCAAACGGATATTCTACTCTTGCTAGTAGTACTCTTGCTGTACGTTTCAATCCAATCTCTTATCCTTCTCAGCGTTTTATATTAAGAGGTACTAAATTATATGACCGTGTAGATGCTACTTATGATCTAAGAGGAAGCTTAGGTGTAGCTCTAACAGGTAGTACATCAGATCTTATAGCTGAAGTTGTAGAAGAATTAGATTGGGATGACATACCTGAAACAGGTAAAAGGTATATAATGATTCGCGCTGGTAGGATATTTTCAAATAGAGCTGTAACTTCTAACAGCATTGAAGCTTATACATCAGAGGATGAAGAGAACGCTCTTAGAATATTGAGGCGTACAGAAGATATGGCACAAAACTATAATTACATCAGTGGTCCTGATGATATGTATGGTGGACGTGTATTAACAACCTTTGGTCCTGATATTCTAGATCGCTAATGGCAAGAGAACTTTATAGTCAAATCATTGGTCCTCTTAATAAAGGGATTAACCAACAAGCTAATAGTTTTGTACTTCCAGGTTTTGCTAAAAACTTAGAGAATGCTAACTGTGATCTTGTAGAAGGACTTAAAAAGAGATTAGGTTCTGTTCCTTTAAAGCAGATTGATACTCTTACTAAATATGATGGTCACGGTACTCCTGGTAATAACTTAAGTGGGACTATTAAATGGGATGAAGCTTGGTATTTTGTTTATAACAGAAGTACTGAAGAACGTTTTGTAATAGTTGTTTGTGACGATAGCAGTACTGTAACTAAAACAGTTACTACTGTTAATAACAGCCCTGTAGTTACAATAACCTCAGGAGGTGTTACTGACCTGTTTGTAGGAGCACCTGTTAGTGGTACAAATATTCCTACTGGATCTGTAATATCTGAGATAGGTACTAATAAAATAACCCTTGATAAAGATGCTACAGCCTCAGGTTCAAGTATAACTTTAACTGCTAATTCAAGTAAGACTTTTGTAACTGGTATATCAAACGTAGAACCTATTAGTGGAATACTTCCAACCGTTGTTCCTATTCAACAGATTTTTGCAAATATAACTACAACTAATCTTGAATATTTTAGAGGATCTGGAAGAGCTAGAGATAGATTCAGAGCTACGTCCTTCCAAGACTATGTGTTCATCACAAATATTCAAAAAGAAGTTAGCTATGACAGCTCTGAAACTTTAACTAGATACAACATAGGTTATATAAGCACCTCTTATGTACCGATAAAAGCTCAAGTTAATGTCAAGCTTGTTGACTACGCCACAGTTTATAACATAGATATTGAATTAGATGATGGAACTACTATTGATGGCACTGTTACAACACCAACCCTTGCGTCAGGAACAGCAGTTAGTACACAGACTATTGCTACAGATTTAAGAACGAACTTACTTGCTGATGCTAATGCAAGTGAAATAACTGTTACCCTTAAAGATTCTCAACTTCTTATAAATCTTACTGATACTGCTAGATCTATTAAAAGTTTTGTAGCTTCTGATGCTAGAGGTAATACTTTAATGGATGGTTTCTCTAATCAAGTAACTAGCATCCTTGAGCTACCATCTACAGGTTGGGAAGGTTATACCGTTATAGTTGCTCCTGATGGTTCATCAGATCTTAGTTCTTATTATTTAAAATTTAACGCAGAAAACGTAACTGCTGCTGGTACTTATGGTAGAGGTTCTTGGGAAGAGGTAGGAGGTTGGGGTACTGCTGGGAAGATAGATGACAACACAATGCCTCACGCTTTTGTTTACTACAGAAACGATGACGGTGTAACTAGATTCACAGTACAACCTTTTAGTGGTACTACTTATACAGACGGATCAACCTCTATCGATATAGCAGGCTGGACTGAAAGGTTAGCTGGTGATGCAGATGAGTTGGAAGGACCGACCTTCGTTACTAAAAAGATAACGGATATTGTGTTCTTTAAAAACCGCTTAGGGTTTATCAGCGGAGAGAACATAATAATGAGTGAGGCTGGAGCCTATTACAATTTCTGGATTCAGTCCGCTTTACAAGTAACAGATACAGATCCTATAGATTTAACAGCAGTTAGTAACGACGTAGCAGTACTGAACTAT